GTTAATGGTTCTATCAGAGATATATCTATTGAAGATGTTGTCAATAAAAATGTAACTACACCAAAAGATAAAGTTCTTGCCGCAAATGGCCAATATTTCAGAAAAGATAAGAAAGGCTTTCTTACTGAAATGATGCAATCGATGTATGAAGATAGAGTTATCTACAAAAAGAAAATGATACAGGCTCAGAAAGATTTACAAAAGACAAAATCAAAAGAGTTGGAAAAAGATATATCAAAGTATTCTAATATGCAATTGGCAAAGAAAGTCCAGTTGAACTCTGCTTATGGTGCATTGGGTAATCAATACTTTAGATTTTATGACATAAGACAAGCGTTAGCTATAACTAAGTCTGGCCAACTCTCTATCAAGTGGATAGAAGCACGTATCAACGAATATTTGAACAAATTACTAAGTACAGATAATCAAGATTATGTGATTGCATCTGACACAGATTCGCTATACATTACATTTGAGAAAATGATAGATAAATTTAAACCTAATAATCCAATAGAGTTTTTAGACAAAGTTGCTCAAACTAAGATAGAACCATTCATAGATAAAAGTTATCAAGAACTTGCAGATATAATGAATGCATATGATCAAAAGATGTTTATGAAAAGAGAAGCTATCGCTGACAAAGCTATATGGACAGCCAAGAAAAGATATATGCTTAATGTATATGATAATGAAGGTGTAAGATATACAGAACCTAAACTAAAGATGATGGGTATAGAAGCTATCAAATCTAGTACCCCACAAGCTTGTAGAAATAGTATTAAGAAAGCTATCAATCTAATTATGTCAGAAGAAGAGAAAACAGTTCAAGACTATATTGCAAGTTTTAAGAAAGAGTTTTTCAATTTACCTTTCGAAGAAGTAGCTTTTCCTAGAGGTGTTTCTGAGTTAAATAAATACGACAGTGGTGAAAGAGATAAACTTCAACTTGTAAAGTCTACTCCTATACATGTTAGAGGTGCATTGGTATTCAACCACTTAGTAAGACAAAACAAATTAGAAAAGAAATATCAAACAATCAAAGATGGCGAAAAGATAAAGTTTTGTTACATGAAAGAACCTAATGTTATGAAACAAAATGTATTATCTATTATCAATGTATTACCTAAAGAATTTGATATTGATACTTTTATAGATTATGAAATGCAATTTAACAAATCGTTCCTTGAACCCTTAGAATTAATTTTAGAAAAAATTGGTTGGGCATCAGAGAAACGTGCAACACTGGAGGACTTTTTTTCATGAGTGATTTAGATTTTGATTTTGGCTTTACAGCCGTTACAGAACAAGAATTAGAAGTAGTACAACTAGCCCAAGATGAAGCAGTGCTTAATAAATCTGGACTTGACAAAACACAAGAAAAATGCGATACTCTATATAACATGATTAAACCTTTGTTAAATAATCTTGCGAAGAATCCAGAGAAAGATTATATTCATTGGCCAGGTAAACTAAGAAGTAAAAAGATAGAAGAATTTTCTGATAAACTAGATGAGGTATATAATAAATGAATAGTTTTTTAAGTAATGTAATAAAGGGTATCGACAACACTAATATATTAGCTGATGGTGGTAACTCTTCTGAATTTACTGGTACAATAGATACTGGTTCTTATATTATGAATGCAGTACTTAGTGGTAGTTTGTATGGTGGTGTTCCTAATAATAAAATAACCGCATTTGCCGGTGAGTCAGCAACTGGGAAAACCTTTTTCGTTCTAGGCGTTATCAAACAATTTTTAGAAGATAATGAAACTGGTGGTGTTATCTATTTTGATACAGAGGCCGCAGTAACAAAAGATATGATGTCTTCTAGAGGCATCGATGTATCAAGAGTATCTATTGCAGAACCAGAGTCTATCGAAGACTTTCGTACAAGTGCAGTAAAGATGCTAACAAACTATATGGAACATAAAGATGCTCCACCAATGATGATGGTACTTGACTCATTAGGACAACTATCGTCAGCAAAAGAATTAGAAGATGTCGAGTCTGGTAAACCAGCAAGAGACATGACAAAAGCACAATTGCTACGTGGTACCTTTAGAGTGTTATCTCTGAAACTTGCAAAAGCAAAAGTACCTCTTCTTGTTACTAATCATGTGTACGATGTGGTTGGTGCATACATACCTATGAAAGAAATGTCTGGTGGTGCTGGACTAAAGTATGCATCATCATCTATCGCAATGCTATCTAAGAAAAAAGATAAAGATGGCACTGATGTAATTGGTAACATAGTAAAAGTACAAATGGCTAAATCTAGATTTACTCAAGAGAATAAAAGAGTAGAAGTAAAACTATCTTACTCAACTGGACTAGATAGATATTATGGACTATTAGATTTAGCAGAGAAGTATGAAATCATCAAGAAAGTTTCAACGAGATATGAAATGCCTGATGGTACAAAAGTTTTTGGTAAAACTATCAATCAAGATCCTGAGAAGTATTTTACTGAAGACATAATGACAAAACTAGAAGAAGTAGCAAAGAAGGAGTTTCTCTATGGCGAACCTACCAATGAACTTTCAGTTGACGAGGGGACAGAAGACAGCCTACATTGAGGGTGATAAAGTATATTGGCAACACTGGTGTATGTGGGAAGATGATGTTGTTAATTTAGAATATCCTACTCGTTGTGGTTGTGGTGATTTAATTGATGAAGAAGATGTTGATATAATAAGAAAGATGCATAATGGCTAAAGATACTGATAGATTGATTTTTTTAATGGAAGAAATAAGTATATTAGAAAAGAAACTTCAACCTCATGATACTGGACATATACACACTGCGATAAGTGTATTGAAAGATAGAGTTCAAGAAGTCAAAGAACAAATTGATGGGAGTAAATAATGGCACGTAAAGCAAGAGGATTTAGTATAGCAGTTCACGAACCAACAAAAGTGAAAACTTCTATCGGTAATGGTATGTTATCTCTAACCAAAATGAACAAACATAAAAGAAGAGGGTTCAAAAAGTATAGAGGCCAAGGTAAAAAAAGATGAGAAATATTGGCGATGATATAATTATACCTAATTATCATACTATAGAAAAACATGATAAAATGTTTCACAGTGATCAAGATTGTGTGGTTTTAGATGATGAGCCTTACGAAGGTGTGATTATACAATATGATGTTGTTCAAGCTTATGAAGAAAAAGATGAGAATGGTGACAATATAGGTAAGTTTAGTTTTAATTTTATTATATGTGAAAATCCTAATAAATTGGATTTAGCAACTGTAGAATTTAAAACTATTCTAGGAGATATATTACAAAAACTTTTAAAGGAACATTTAGAACGTGCAGAACAGGATTGAACTAGTAGTACTTAAACATCTTCTTAATGAAGAAGATTATGCAAGAAGAACTCTGCCTTATCTCAAGGCAGAATATTTTTCAGAAACAAATGAGAAATCAATTTATCAAGAGATAGATAAATATTTGTCACAATACAATGCATTGCCAACAAAAGAAGCATTGTTAATTGAACTTGATAATAATTCATCTATAACAGATGAAAGCTTCAGTAAATGTTCTAGTATAGTATCTGAACTCAACTCAGATCCAGATACAGACAAAGAATGGTTAATAGAAAAAACTGAAAAGTTTTGCCAAGAAAAGGCTATTTACAATGCAATTATGGAATCAATATCTATTATCGATGGTAAAGATAAACAAGACAAAGGAAGTATACCAGAACTTCTCTCTGATGCTCTGTCTATTTCCTTTGATCCTTCTATTGGGCACGACTTTATTGATGATAGTGATAGTCGTTGGGATTTTTATCACCGTGTTGAAGAACGTATTCCTTTCGATTTGGATTACCTTAATAAAATTACCAAAGGTGGTTTACCTAAAAAGTCGCTCAATATTATACTCGCTGGTACGGGCGTTGGTAAATCGTTAGCAATGTGCCATATGGCTTCAGCTAATTTGCTTGAAGGTAAAAATGTTCTGTATATTACTATGGAAATGGCAGAAGAAAAAATCGCAGAGAGAATAGATGCTAACTTACTTAATGTTTCTCTAGAAGAATTAATAAATTTACCAAAACAGATGTATGATAAAAAGATTGATAGGGTAAAAGGTAAAACTAGTGGTAAATTAATTGTAAAAGAATATCCTACTGCCTCTGCTCATGTAGGGCATTTTAGACATCTTCTAAATGAACTTAGATTAAAGAGGCAGTTTATGCCAGATATCATCTATATTGACTATTTAAATATTTGTATGTCTCATAGAATAAAGACTGGTTCAAATGTAAACTCATATACTTTGATAAAATCTATAGCAGAAGAACTTAGAGGCCTTGCAGTAGAAAAAAATCTTCCTATATTATCTGCAACACAAACTACAAGAAGTGGTTTTACCAATTCAGATTTAGGCTTAGAAGATACTTCTGAATCTTTTGGTTTACCTGCAACTGCTGATTTTATGTTTGCTCTTATATCTACTGAAGAACTTGAAGATTTAAATCAGATAATGGTGAAACAACTCAAGAACAGATATAATGATCCTACCCTATATAAAAGATTTGTTCTTGGTGTTGATAGGGCTAAGATGCGACTCTACGATGTAGAGCAATCTGCACAAGGTGATGTCCTTGATGGGCCAGTATTTGATAATACTCAATTCGGTGAAAGAGTAGAAGAAGAAGTTAAAATTAAAAAAGGTAAAAAAGACTTTACGGGATTAAAAGTATGAGATGGTTTAGAAAAAAGAATAAACAGTATATTAGTAAAAGACATAAAGGCATATACTATGTCTATGATACTAAGACAAATCAGAAAGTCTGGAAATCTGAAAGTAAAGAACAAAACGAATCACTTATTGATAGACTCAATTGTGGTTATGGATTCAATGGGAAAATACCTAGCTTTTTCAATAACTTACAAGAGGGTTGACTTTTTATTCTAACCTGCTATTATAATAGTATGTTAGTTACTTATTTCAATTCAAATAAAGCAGAAAGAGCCTTGATTGACAAAGCCCTTATCTTTGCTAAAGAGCAACTTCTACCTAAAGTTAGAAAACTTGAGATAGATGTTATAATGAAAAACAACATGCAATCAGATGGTTTCGTTGATGTTGATATAGATGACAATAGATATTTTACACTACGTATCAAAAAGAGTCAAGACATAGATGATCTGATCACTACTATTTTTCATGAGTTTACCCACATAATGCAATCAGTTAAAGGACAAGATATCTTTGCTCCTACTGATGTTGACTATCTTGAAAGAGATTATGAAATTGAAGCTTTCGATATGCAAGAAAAATTATTGCTTGACTTTAAGGCTCAATCTGATATTATAATAGTGTAAGTGATTCGAAAGAGAGAGAAAATATGAATTTAGAAAAAACAATTATTGCTAAAGATTTAATTGATAGACTTCTTAAAATACACAATAGAAATCCTTATATGTATAGAAGTGATCCTTATCGTGACTTTTTAATTTGGGGTGAAAAAACTTATGATACTAAAAAAACATTTGATAGTATTGGTAAAGATTATGGTTTATGTCGTGAGAGTGCAAGACGAATTGTTAAAAAAGTTAATAGATTTCTTAAAAAAGCATTAAAAGAAATCGCTTGACTTTAATTCTAGATATGCTATTATAATAGTGTAAGTGATTCGAAATAAAACAGAGAGGTTAATATGGCTTATATTTCACAAGAAGACAAAAAAGAACTCGCACCTGCTATCAAAAAGGTGCTTAAAGATTTCGGTATGAAAGGCTCTATTTCTATCCGTCATCATATGTCACTTGTTGTGACAGTAACTGAAGGTATTCTAGATTTTACAGAATATTTTCGAAAGGGCGATGACGGCCACATTCAAGTCAATACTTATCATCTTGACAACTTCTATACAGGAACTGTCAAGAAGTTTCTTAAAGAGTTGCACAAAGCAATGAAAGGAACTAAATGGTTCGATAAGTCTGATGCCATGACAGATTACTTTCACACTGCTTACTACATCGATATTAACATCGGTAAATGGAGTAAGCCTT